CATCACGCTTCAGAACGCCGTGGTCAACGCCTCCTTCGCGGCGGCCATTGAGTCGGAACTCCCCTCGGCCCAGGTCTTCGAGGCCCTGGGTGGCGGCGACGTGGGCTCCAGCATCGTCAACTATGCCCAGCAGTTCCTCGGCGCGATCTCGGCCTATGCTGGGAACGCCCGGAACATGCAGATCGACGGCGTGAAGATTCCGCATCTCATGCCGGGGACCAAGCTGAACATGCTGCCGATGGGCAGCCCCGGCGGCGTGGGCGGCGAGTTCGAGCAATCGCTTCTGCGTTATCTGGCCGCCGACCTCGGCGTCAGCTACGAGCAACTGTCCAAGGACTACAGCGAGACGAACTATTCCAGCGCCCGTGCAGGCATGACCGAGACCTGGAAGTTCATGCAGAGCCGCAAGCGCATGGTCGCGGATCGGTTCGCCACCATGGTCTTTCGGCTCTGGTTCGAGGAAGCGGTCAACATGGGCGAGATCACGACCATGAACGCCCGCTCGGTGCCGAATATGTATGACGGCCTGAACATGGAAGCCTTCTGCGAGTGCGACTGGATCGGCGCGAGCCGGGGTCAGATCGACGAACTGAAGGAGACCCAGGCGGCCATCCTGCGGATCAAGAACCGCCTTTCGACCTACGAGGAAGAGATCGGTCGCATGGGCAAGGACTGGCGGCCCATGTTCCAGCAGATCGCCCGCGAACAGGGCGTGATGAAGGAACTGGAGATCGAGACCGAAGAGACCAATGCCATGAACGCCGTGTCTGGCGAGACCCGCGAGGCCGGAGACGGCACGGTCGACGACACGGCCTCTGACGAGAGGAAGAAAGATGTCTGATCCCATCCCCACCCAGGTTCCCGAAATCGTTTCGAGTCGCAACGGCGAGGCTTTCGTCCGTCGCGTGATCGACGGTCCCGTGCTGGTGGCCGACACCCAGATCGAAACCTTTGCGGCAAACCTCCGGGAACTCGTCGGCCATGCGGACTTCGCCAAGCTGACGTCGGCGATGGTCGGCAGCGATGACGAAGAGTTCTGGAACTCGGACGATTACATGGCCCAGAACTACCGGCCCTATCGGGTCAAGGGCGGCGTGTTGACGATCCCCGTCATGGGCTCCCTGGTGAACCGGATGTCCTATCAGATGGACCGCTATGCCACGGGCTACGAATACATCCAGCGCGCGGTCGAGCGCGGGATGATGGACCCCGGCGTCAAGTCGATCATGTTCCACGTCGATTCCCCTGGCGGTCAGGCCGCCGGGAACTTCGAGCTTGTGAAGTTCATCGCCGATCAGCGCGGCAAGAAGCCGATGATGGCGATGGTCCAGGACTACGCCCTGTCGGGCGGCTATTCCATCGCAACGGCGGCGGACGAGATCGTGGTCACAAGCTCCGGCGCGACGGGCTCGGTGGGCGTCGTCGTGATGCACGTTGACTTTTCCGAGCTATTGGCTGATTTTGGCATCAAGGTCACTTTCATCAAGGCCGGGAAGCACAAGGTCGACGGGAACAGTTTCGAGCCTCTGTCTGAAGACGCCAAAGCGCGCATCCAGGCAGGGGTTGACAAGTTCTACGGCATGTTCGTCTCGACTGTTGCGGCAAACCGCAGTATGTCGGATGATGCAGTCCGCAAGACGGAAGCCCTGGTCTACGATGCCGACGAGTCGGTGGAAGTAGGCTTCGCTGACCGGATCGGAGAGTTCCGAACGGAAATGGCCGCCCTGGCGGCGAGAGAAAACGGAGAGAACGTGATGACGAATCAGACCCAGACTGCCCCCGAAGTGGACGCGACCAAGATCGCGGCTGACGCCCGCGACGACGAGCGCAAGCGTTTTGCCGAGGTCCAGGGTTCCGAGCACTATGCGGGACGTGAAGCCCTTGCAACCAAGTTCCTGGCCGAGACGGACATGCCCGCCTCCCAGATCATCGGTTTCCTGAAGGACGCACCCAAGGCCGAGGCCAAACCGGCGACCCCGGAGACCGAGGACAAGGGCCAGAAGCGCAACCACTTTGCCGAGCGCATGGGCAAGGAAGGTGGCCCCCAGGTGGGCGGCGTGGACGGCGAAGAGGATGACCAGGGTGCGGACGTGTCCGCCGATGGCCGTCCGAAGGCGTCGATGTCCATCCTGGCCGCCTATCGTGCCAGCGGTGGCCGCGTTCGCGATCAGAAGGCGTCGTAACCCGACGCCTTCTACCATCAACTCCTGAGAGAAGGACATCACCATGACGAACATCCCCTTCACCACGCCGAACCTCGCGGGCTCCAGCACCGAAGCGTTCACGCAATTCGACTTCCTCCTGTCGGATTCGCCGGTCTTCTTCACCGAGGACTTCGAGGTCGCGGCGTCCCAGAACCTGACGGTCTATCAGGTGGTCGGCCTGGACATCAGCGGTCGCATCATCCCGGCGGTGCTCGGCACCACGGCGGCCATCGGCATCACGACGGCACCCATTGTGACCGGCGCGGGCCAGAACCCCAAGCTCCAGATCATCCGGGGCGGTCACTTCAACGGCGATATGCTGGCGTGGCACAGCACCTACGATACGGACGCGAAGAAGATCGCCGCGTTCCGTGGGGCCGCCACCCCGACGAACATCGTCGTCGCCTTCAACAAGTATAACCGGGCGTCGTAAGACGCTCGGGAACCCGATCTGAGAGAAAGGAACCTCGCATGACTATCACTCGCACGGTCTTCAACACCGAAGAACTCCTGGGCGTCTACCGCGACCTGGAGCCGGTTCAGGAGTTCTGGCTGTCCTTCTTCCCCGGCCTGTTCACGTCCACGACGGAACGGATCGAATGGTCGAAGATCACCAACTACCGGCATCTCGCGCCGCTGGTTCTGCCGACGCAGCAAGGTCGCCCGACCTTCCGCGCGGAAGAGAACCTGACCTCGGTGAAACCCGGCTACCTGAAGCCGAAGGACGCGGTGCAAGACGCCGCCATGCTGACCCGTCGCGCCGGTCTCGGTGAGATCGGTCAGGCTCGGCCCCTGTCGCCGTCCGAACGCTATCTGGCGACCACCGCTGCCGTGCTCCAGAAGCACCGTGGCGACATCGAACGGCGCTGGGAATGGATGGCCGCCCAGGCGATCCTCTACGGCTCGATCACCCTGGTCGATGACGGCTACCCCACGGCCACGGTCGACTTCAACCGCAACTCGGGTCACACCGTCACGCTGGGCTCCGGCTCGCGCTGGGGTGAACCGGGCGTGAATGCCGTCGACCTTCTGGACCAGTGGAACGACACCATGGCCGACGCCAAGTTCGGCGGCCCCGCCACCGATGTCATCATGGGCACGTCGGCGTGGCGCGTCTTCAAGGAAGATGCCAAGGTGCAGCGCCTCCTGGAGATGGACATCCGCAACACCAGCGGCACGTCCCTCGACCTGGGCATGGGCAACGGCGACAAAGTGCAGTTCAAGGGGAACATCTCCCGGAACCACCGCGTCTGGGTCTACTCGGACTATTACGAGGCCCCGGACGGCACCGTCATGCCCTACATGGACCCGCGCGACGTGCTGATGATCGGCCAGAACGTGATGGGCGTGAAAGCGTTCGGCGCGATCCTGGACAAGAAGGCGTCCTTCCAGCCCCTCCCGGTCTTCCCGAAGATGTGGGACGAGGACGATCCCTCGGCGACGATCTTGATGACCCAGAGCGCCCCGCTCATGGTCCCGATCAACCCGAACAACACGTTCCGGGCGCGCGTCGTCGCGTAAGCCTGAACGGCAAGGCAGGCGGCTCCTGGGCCGCCTGTCTCTCTTCAACCCGCCACCAAGGAGACCACCATGTCGGGAACCACCAGACAACGCGCCGTCCATGAGATTCGCCTGAAGCCCAACAAGGACGGGACGCCCAACATCGTCAAGCCGAAGGAACTGTTCGACTGCCCGGATGAAGACCTGAAATGGCTTCAGGCTCAGGGCGCTTGCGTCGACTCCGACGAACCTGAGCCCGAGAAGAAGGCCGTCAAGGCCAAGGCCGCCGCTGCCGCCGAGAAGCCTGCCTCGACCGGCAAGGCCGCCAAGGCTGCGAAGGAACCCGCGCCCGCCCCGGCTCCGGCCACGACCGAAACCAAGCCGGAAGCCGACGAAGGTGCCGGTGAGGGCGACGGCGGTGAAGATGGCGACGACGGCGAGGACGACTTTCTGTGAGCCGTCACCGGGCCATCAAGGATAAGGCAAGGGCTCGACTCCATGATCGCATGAGGGTCGAGTCCTATTGCTACGTCGGTGGCCCGGACACCGCTCCCACCACGGTCTGGCTGCGCGTGAACTCGAAGGACGAAGCCCTCGGCGATCTGGCCGGGACGAGCCTTGCCTACGCCGAGCGCCGCGAGACCGTCCCCAAGCTGATTTTCCTGGCAGAAGAACACGATCCCCAGCGCGGCAGCGTCTACGCGGTCGGTCCCGAGGAAGCCTACAAGGTTGACACGGTGGACCCCCGAGACGGCATCACCGTGACCGTGATCGCGTCGCGACTGACCAAGAAGGAAGCGGCCCTCTACGAATATCCGGGGTGCTGACATGCTCCAGTTCGTTGTCGCCGTTGAAGGGATCGAGACGCTGAGAGAGATTCGCGAACTCGGCCCCAAGATCAAGTTCGCTGCGGTGCAGGCCATCAACAAGGTCGCCCGCGATCAGCGCGCCGAAGCGGCTCGCAGGATCACCGACCAGATCAACGTGCCCAAGAGCTATGTGTCCCCCGCTGGCGGGCGACTGGTGGTCTCCCAGCAGGCCCAGCGGACTTCCCTGGAGGCCCGCATCACGGCGCGCGGCAGGCCCACGTCCCTCGCACGGTTCTCCCGTGGCACCCCCGGAAAAGCGGGCGTTACGGTCGAGGTAAAGCCGGGGCAATCCTCTTTCATGCGGCGGGCCTTCTTGATCCGCTTGCCCCAGGGATCGGCCTTGACCGACACTCGGTTCAACCTCGGTCTGGCGATCCGGCTCCGGCCTGGAGAGCGGCTTCAGAACAAAGTGCGGCAGGTGAAGCTGGACAACGGGCTCTACCTTCTCTACGGGCCAAGCGTTCAGCAGGTTTTCCTTGACAACCAAGGCCGTGGCGTCGCCGATGATCTGGCGGAACCCACCGCCGATTACCTGGAGGCCGAGTTCGCTCGGTTGCTTGCGATATGACCTTGAACGCCGCCTTCCCTCTGGTCTTCCCTGATCCCCTGCCGTTCCGGCTGCGGGTGCAGAAGAGCCTGACCGCTGCGCTGAAACAGATCACGCCTGCGAACGGCTACTATTCGGACATGGCCGACTTCACCGAGAAGGGGAAGACGATCAGCCGAGTCTACCGGGGTCGGACCCTGTTCGGTGAGGATGACCCCCTCCCCATGATCTCGATCCTGGAAGAGCCCATCGCGCCGGAGACCGATCTGGCTCCGACTGCCGGAACTGCGGGACGAGGCCCCTACGATCTCATGGTCCAGGGCTTCGTCGACAACGATTCCAACAACCCCACCGATCCCGCCCACATGCTCATGGCGGACGTGAAGAAGCGTCTGATCGAACTGAAGCAAGACGAGCACCTGTCGAATCGCGTCTTTCGTTTTGGCCCCAAAGCGAATACAGTCGTCGGTGTCTCGTTCGGTGGAGGGGTTGTGAGACCTGCGGACGAGGTTAGCGCGGTAGCCTACTTTTGGCTTCGCGTGAGCTTCGACCTTGCGGAAGACCACCTTAACCCGTTCGGATGAACACCCTGAGAGAAAGGACATCACATGGCCCTGAATACGAACGCCACCCCCAACTACACGCTCGGTCGCGGCAAGGTCTACTTTGCCCGCTTCGTGAGCGGTCAGACCCCCGGCCCGTTCCGCTACATCGGCAACACGCCCGAGTTCAACCTGACCATCGAATCGGAAACCCTGGACCACTTCTCGTCCGACTCGGGTATCCGCGAGAAGGATGACTCGGTGTCGCTGGAAGTGACCCGCACCGGCTCGCTGATCTGCGACGACATCAACGCCGAGAACGTGGCGCTGTTCTTCTTCGGTTCGACCCAGACGCTGACCCAGGTGGCGGCCACCGGCCAGACCGAGAATTTCAACGACGTGAACCCGGAAGATGTCTTCCAACTCGGCCTGACGACCAACAACCGCGTCGGGACGCGCGGCGTCTCTGCCGTGGTGGTCACGTCGAACCCCGTCGGCACCACCTACGTCCTCGGCACCGACTACACCGTGGACGCGGATCGCGGCATGATCGCCATCATGCGCGGCGGGGCCATCGCTGCGGGCTCGAACATCACCGTCGCCTTCGCTATCGACGCGGCGTCCTCGGTTCGGGTGCTGTCCGGTTCGGAGCCGGTCGAAGGGGCCATGCGCTTCATCGAAGACAACCCGAAGGGCGACGACCGCGACATCTTCCTCCCCTACGTCAAGATCACGCCGAACGGCGATCTGGCGCTGAAGGGCGACGAGTGGCGGCAGATTCCCTTCAGCATCGAGGCGCTGAAGCCGTCCTCGGGCGAAGCCATCTACGTCGACGGCCAGCCCGTTCGCTCGTAACCAAAACCGTTTCGGGCCGGGGCCGCCGGGGCCTCGGCCCGATCCTATCAACCGCCAGGAGGAATACAGCCCATGGGCTCGCTCGCCGACATCAAAATCCCGACCGTCGAGGTCGAGGTCGCGAAGGGGATCACCGTCACCGTTCGCGGTCTTTCGTTCCTTGACGTGTCCACCATTTTCCAGGATCACGCTGCCGTCCTGGACAAGCTCTACCGTGAGCACATCATCGAACGGCGCGAGATGCCGCCTGCCGACCAGCTTGCCAAAGCCTTGATGACCGAGGCCCCCGACGTGGTGGCCCACATCATCGCTCGCGCGAACGACGAGCCTGAGAGCTTCGAGAAGGTCGCCAAGCTCCCCGGCATCACCCAGATCAATGCGCTGATCGCGGTCGCCCAACTCACCTTCCATTCGGAGGACGAGGTAAAAAAACTCCTGGAGACCGTGATCCAGGGGGCGGGGGTCTTGAGCAATTTGCTCGGGATCGCCAAAGGACCGAGTCTCCCGAAAGCCTGAAGGCGTTTATGTGGGCTCTCAGGGGCAGCGTGAGCTTGCTCCTGGACCACGGCCACCCCCTGGCCCGCCTCTACCCCCTCGGCATGATGATGGACGAAGCGTCCATTGTTATCCGAAGGATCAATAATGGACACGTCACCCAGGCCACTCTTCTCCAAGGTGCCGTGTCTGGTGTATTGTCCAAGAAGGCGAACAAGGAGTTCCAAAAGCAAATCAGTCGCCTCCTGGAGTGATGCAACATGGCCCGTCGTGATGTCGATCTGGTAATCCGCGCCCGAGACGAGGCAAGGAACGCCCTTAACGCGATCAACCAGACCCTCGACAAGTTCGTGGGGACGCAGAAGGACGTTCAAGACGAATCGCAGCGAACGGACTCCCAGCTTGATCGTCTCGGCGCGGCCATCAACGAACTCCAGAAGAACCTGAAGGGGCTGACCGGCGGCGGCGCGGTCGCCCAGGAACTGGAGAAGGCTCGCTCGGCCATGGATCGAGTCCAGGCCGCCACCCAGGCTGCGGCTGGTGAGGCCATTGGATACGAGCGCGAGGCACGGCAAGCGGCCAGGGCGACGGCAGAGCTTCGCACCGAGTCCGAACGGCTCGCGGCCAGCATCAAGCAACAGGAAGCCTCGGTGTCCCAGGCTCGCTCGGCGCAGCGGGAACTGGCACGTTCGACGCAAGCGGGGGCCACGGCCCAGCAGCAGTATGCCGCCGCGCAGGAAAAGCTGGGCCGCGAGATCGCGGAACAGAGCCTGAATCTGGCGAACTATCGCAACCGCTTCCGGGAACTTCAGATCGCCATCACTCAGGTCGCCCAGCCCACGGCGGGCCTGTCTCGGGAGTTCGACCGAACCTACCGGAACATCGAACGGACCCAGGCGAAGATCGCCGACCTGTCGGAGACTCAGCGGCTGATCGCGACCGAGACGGATCGGGCCACGCGCGCAGTCGAGCGGTCGCGGGACATCTACGGTCAGCAGGCCGCGTCGGTCGGTCGGGCGGAAGCCGCTCTGGCGGGGCTCCGAGACCAACAGGTCAAGACCAACACGGCTCTCGCGTCGTCGGCCAGCCAGCAGAACCGCCTGGAGGCCGCTGCCGAGAAAGCTGCCGGTGCCCTTCGCTCCCAGGACCAAGCCCTGGAGCGCGCTGCCGAGAACTATAAGGGCGTCCAGATCGCAGCGAACGAAACCGAAGCCGCGATCTTCGGCCTGGAAGAACAGGTCCGAGGCGGGCTTCTTCGCGCTTTCGGCCAGCAGCGCGCCCAACTGAAGGCAACGGAGCAAGCCTTCGCTGCGAACAGCGCGGAAGCCCGGCGACTGGCCCGTGAGCTTCGGTCTGTCGACGAGCCGAGCAAGGAGCTTGCGGCGGCCTT